ATTTCATTTATTTGATACAGAGACATTAGAACATACACCAGTTAATAATCCATATAGACTTCATAAGATAATTTACTATAATGATCAGGATTATCAGTTGTTTGATGCAAGAGAGTTAGAAAATAAGATTGTAAAAGTTGTTGTTCGTAATAAGTCAGATGGTAAAAAGTTTGAGAAGTTTATCGATAAGTTGTATAATGCAAATGTTGCTGAACTTAAAGTTATAGAAAATTTTGGTTTACAAGAAGCAGAAGAGTTTGAAGCATTTGAATCAGAAGATACTCTTTCCATACTTAATCGGTATGTGCAAGAGTCAGAAGTAAAACTTGATAAGTCTCGTATTCAGAAGATGATTCAGGAAACCTATCAAGAGGCATGTGAGTTAGTTTAATGTATATTCTAACTATCGAAGGTAAAGAAAGTGAAGGTGCATACTCGGTTGTAGATGAAGAGGGTGATCAAGTCCTCTATCTATTTGAAGAAGAGGATGATGCTATCCGCTTTGCTATGATGTTAGAGGAATCTGAACATCCTCCAATACATGTGCTTGAAGTAGAAGATCAGGTTATGTTAAAGACCTGTCAAATGCACAATTATAACTATACAGTTATAACTTCTGCTGATGTTGTAATCCCGCCAGAAACTGGTAATGATCTTATTTGAAACAATTCGCTGGAAAAACTTTTTAAGTACTGGAAATCATTTTAGCGAGATAAAATTCAATCAACATTCATCCACTCTCATTACAGGAAGTAATGGGTCTGGTAAGAGTACTGTATTAGATGCACTTACCTTTGGTTTGTTTGGTAAACCATTTCGTAAAATTAATAAGTCGCAACTTATTAATAGTATGAATGAAAAAGACGCAAAGGTAGAAGTTGATTTTAGTATTTCAACAACCCAGTGGAAAGTGGTTAGAGGTATAAAACCAAATATATTTGAGATTCATCGTGATGGTAAGTGTTTAGATCAGTTTGCTAATGCTAATGATCAGCAGAAGTGGTTTGAACAGAACGTTCTTAAGATGAACTATAAGTCCTTTACTCAGATTGTTATATTGGGATCAAGCACTTTTGTTCCTTTCATGCAATTGACTAGTTCTAATCGTAGAGAAGTGATTGAAGATCTTTTGGATATTAAGATCTTCTCTAGCATGAATAATATTATTAAAGAAAAGATTCGTGGTATTAAGGATGAAGTGAATGTTCTTACTCTTAAGAAGGAATCTCTTAATGATAAGGTTGCCATGCAAGAGAAGTTTATCAGTGAGATAGAATCTCAAGGTAAGGGTAGAATAAAAGAAAACAAAGAAAAAATTACTACTCTTTTTACAGAGTCTGATGCATATGTGTCAGAAAATGAACAATTAGAAAATAATGTATTTGATCTTACAAAACAACAAGAAGAAGTAACAGGAGCTACAGAAAAGTTACGAAAGTTAGGAAATCTTAAAGGTAAGATATCTCAAAAAGTATCGACTATTACTAAAGAGCATAAGTTTTTCACAGAGAATACGGTTTGTCCTACCTGCACCCAATCCATTGAGGAAGATTTTAGAATAAATAAAATTGCCGATGCTCAAACTAAAGCCAAAGAGTTGCAATCTGGTTATAAAGAACTAGAAGAAGCAATTAAAACTGAAGAACAGCGAGAGCATCAATTCACAACACTATCGAAGGAGGTTACTTCACTAACGCATGGCATTTCTAAAAACAATACTCGCATCTCTGGGTGTCAACGACAAATCAGAGATCTGGAATCGGAAATACAAAGACTTACCGAACAACTTGCAGATAGAAATACTGAGCATGAGAAGTTAGCTACCTTCCAAGAAAGTTTAAGAACCACCTACGATGAGTTATCTTCAAGGAAAGATACTGTAAATTATCATAATTTCATGTATGGATTACTCAAAGATGGTGGAGTAAAGACTCATATAATAAAAAAATATCTTCCACTGATCAATCAGCAGGTAAATAGATATCTGCAGATCATGGATTTCTATACCAATTTTACATTGGATGAGGAGTTTAATGAAACTATTCAGTCTCCTATCCATGAAGATTTTTCTTATGCTTCTTTTTCTGAAGGAGAGAAGATGAGAATTGACCTAGCACTCTTGTTTACTTGGAGAGAAGTTGCTAGAATGAAGAACTCTGTCAATACTAATCTATTAATCTTGGATGAAATATTTGACAGTTCATTAGATGAGATGGGAACCGAATACTTTACCAAGATTATCCGTTTTGTGATTAAGGATGCAAATGTATTTGTTATTTCTCATAAGACTGGTATGGAGGATAAGTTTGAAAACCATATCAAATTTGAAAAAGTTAAAGGATTTAGTAGGATAGAATCATGAAAGCATTAGTTACTGGGCATAAAGGATTCATTGGCAGTCATGTTTATTCCCATTTAGTTGGACTTGGTTTTGATGTTACTGGTATAGATTTCCCAGTTGATATTGGTAATTTTGCAGAGTACAGTGATCTGTATAATCCAAAGTTTGATGTTGTAATTCACCTTGCTGCATTTGCTGCACTAAGAGATAGTATAGAAAATCCTAATAAGTTTTGGGAAAACAACGTAGAGAAGTCTCAACCTATTTTTGATTACTGTAGGGAGAATAATGTCAGACTACTTTATGCAAGCTCTGCTGGTGCTCATGGGTGGTGGCAAAACCCTTATGCTATAACTAAGAAGGTAAATGAAGTTCAAGCACCTCCTGATAGCGTAGGAATGCGTTTCTTCAACGTCTGGGCAGAGGAAGGCAGTAGAACTGACATGTTGTATAGAATGCTTCAAGAAGGCACTGCAAAGTATCTCACAAGGCACAGGAGGGACTGGATACACGTTGATGATGTAGTAAGTGCTATTGGACATCTTATACCCAGTACTCATACAGGGTATATTGATATAGGAACAGGAGAGGAAACATCAGTCCTAGAGTTGGCAGAAGCAATGGGTATGGGACATTTGCCTATTAAAGAGGATACACCTGGTGAACCAGACAGTTTATGTGCTGACACAAGAGAGTTGCGTAATTTGGGATGGTTCCCTACAATAAATATTATGGATACCGTGAAGAACAATGTCTGAAGAGAAGTGCGTCCAAATAGGAAATAATCCAGCAGACCTCAATGAACCTGATGGTCAGGACAAGTATACTGTCTGTCATGGTATGGGAACTAATGAATCCGAAGAGTGGGGTGAGAAGGATGAAAGTTCCTAATTGGCAGCATCACAGCAAGAAAGAAAAGAAGCGAACGCTAAAACCACAGGCACTGCGTTCTGCAAGAGAAAGACGCAGACAGTTGATAAAGTGTCTACAACCTCCAAATAAGGGGGTTTTTTCATGTAATATAGGTATATACGAAAGGAAATTACATGGCAGTTCAGCAAGAAATCAAGTCCCAACTAGCAAAGTTGCTTGCTACTGAAGACATTGTAGTAGAGCATAAGCATGTTGAGACAGCACAGTTTAATGTAGACACTCGTGTATTGACCCTTCCTATCTGGGAGAAAGCAAGTAATTATGTATATGATATGCTTGTGGGTCATGAAGTGGGACATGCATTATTCACACCTAATGAGGATCCCCCAAAGGATGTTCCACATCAGTTTTTAAACGTGGTTGAGGATGCTCGTATTGAGAAATTGATGAAGAGGAAGTATTTGGGTATTGCCAAATCTTTCTATAGAGGTTATAGTGAGATGAACCAAAGTGATTTCTTTGAAATAGAGAATGAAGATATTGATACTTTTAATCTTGCTGATCGGGCTAATCTACATTTCAAGATTGGTTCGTTCCTTCCTATATCTTTTTCAGATGCTGAAAAGGAGATTATCACTCTAATACAAAATGCCGAGACCTTTACTGACACCATCGCAGCAGCAGAAGCGTTATATAATTTCTGCAAGCAGGAGCAAGAAGCACAGGAACAAGTTCGTCAAGAGTCTGAAGGGATTCAGTCAGAACTTTTTCCAGAATCCACTTCAGGTAGTGATTCACATACTGGGGATAGTGACACTGATAGCACTGGCGATATTGATTCTTCCCTTCCTGACTCTAATAGCGATGCTCCTTTGGAAAGTGGGATCGGTGATACTGATAGTAATACTAGGGGCAGCAATAATGATGCTTCTTTAGAACCTACAGTTGAAACAGCAGATGCATTGATGGGTAAGTTGAGAGATCTTACTAAGAATGCAACTAGTGAGAATGTTTATGTAGAAATTCCTAAACTTAATCTTGAGAGTGTTATTGTATCAAACGAAACAGTTCATGAAATAACAGATAAGCATTACAAAGCAGAAGATGAAAGATATAGTGAAGCATTGAAAGAAAGAGGAGGACAGGAAGTTCCTGAAGGACTACAATATCTTTATCCTAAAACTACTTTCCAATTTCCTGATGATGAATATGTCAAATTCAAAAAGGATGCTCAAAAGGAAGTGTCGTATCTTGTTAAAGAATTCGAGTGCAGAAAGTCTGCTAGTGCTTATGCTCGTGCTTCTTCTTCTAGAACAGGGGTTTTAGATACAAGAAATCTTCACACCTATAAGTTTAATGAGGATTTATTCAAGAAAATAACTGTTCTTCCTGATGGTAAGAATCATGGTCTAATCTTTATATTAGATTGGTCTGGTTCTATGCAGTATGTTCTTCAAGATACACTGAAGCAACTTTACAATCTAATCTGGTTCTGTAGAAAAGTTCAGATTCCTTTTGATGTATATGCATTTACAAGTGAGTATAGAAATAGAGTTGAATTAAGACATATGGATCATTATGATAGGCTGAAGACAGAAACTGTTCAACACTGTGATAGAAAGGAAGGTTTTCTTCATGTTGAGTCTGCGTTTAATTTATTACACTTCTTTACTAGTGAATCAAATGCTAAAGAACTAGAAAAGCAAATGATTAATATATGGAGAACTGCTTATTCATTTAAGAATCGTTCCATTTATGGTTACCCACATGAGTTAGTTCTTTCAGGAACTCCATTGAATGAAACATTAGTTACTCTTCATCAACTTATCCCACAATTCCAAGAGAAGACTGGTGCTGAAAAAGTTCAGTGTATTATCCTTACTGATGGTGAAGGTTCCCAGA